TTGTATTTCTTCAAAAAGATCGCTGTACATCTTGGCTCCAGCTCCAGTTCCAATGGGACCTATTGCTGAGTGCATATTCACAATCTTCATGTATATTGCTTCAGGTATACCATTTACCATTTCATGTAATGTGAGAACCCTACACAGTTCAGGGTACTTCCTACGATATTCTGGTATCAATTCAAGTAATGGAGACAAATAATCGCTCACTGCCCATCGCATGGCATCTGGTGGCACTTCCCATGCGCCCTCAGCCAACACTCGTAATGCTTTGTTATGAGTTTCCCAGGGTCTCTTCATACTGGGAGCTTTCCAACGGCAAGGCTTACACAATTCATCCTCGAGAAATTGGCTTATTAGTGAACGCCGAACTTTTGAACGATATCTAGGCAACACAGTATTATTTCCTATTATCTCTATACCGTGATGCGAAGGTAAATCATCAAATCCTTTCGTTGCTGGGTGCGGTGGTCCAAATGTTTCCACGAGTCGATACCCCAATCGTTCTTGCGGGACAACACCTCTCTCTGGCATACTTATGTAATCGGGATCGGTTTTCAAAATTTCCAAGTAATCTGTATAATCTTTCCTCGACACCTCTTGGGCGTTACCATACTTCCGCATCAATCCATGATCACCTGAGACATGAAATCCCAAAATAACACCCTTTCTCACAACGGGGGACCCACAAGAACCAAATGTGGTGCGTTTGGAAGGATAAGTGACTCCTCTTCCACAACCAACACCTCCACAATCTATGTTGTCCCTATAACGAGCAGTGACTGTTTCAGGCTCTACCACGAACTTGTCACCCTGAGGAACAAAATGCAACACTCTAGCAGAATGGTAGTCGTTAGCTGAATTCACTGGAAGAAATTGTGATAAATCATGTTTCATCTTGGGACTCCTCGGAACCTTTACAATCACTATATCTTTGCCTTCCATCTTCCTCAAAGATTGGGAATAAATGCGGACTTTCGTTTCGAAACCATTACTGTCGATATACAAATCGGTGATTGGTTGGACTTTGTCTACGAGTGGATTGGGTTTAAAGAAATGCCTAGGTAACATAAGTAGTCCTGTGCGTATCCACACGCCACAAACAAAACTCTTTTCTTCACCAACAGTGGCCGTCACTCTGCAAAGATTTTTACCAATTATCTTCTCTGTGGAATCAAGTGAAATGCTGGCATCGGCTGAACTCCTTGGTGAGGTGCGAGAAAAGAAAGAAAAT